ATAAATTAATCGATCCAGAAATTTTTAATGATGTTTATAATGATCGTTGGATAAAAGAATATGCTACTGCATTAATTAAACGTCAATGGGGAGAGAATCTTCGTAAATTCCAAGGGATAACTCTTCCAGGTGGCATCAATCTTAATGGAGATAATATCTATCAAGATGCTTTACAACAGATAAAACAGTTAGAAGCAGAAATGCAAGATAAATACGAACTTCCGATAGAGCTAATGATGGGATAGATTTTTATAAATCAATAGCTTATATAATGTAGGTCACGATGCTGGAACATCTACTACTCTAAATCTATAACTTTAATCAAGGAGATCCAGCCATGAATATTTATACCATATATGAAGCTAGAGAAAGAATTTCCAAAGCACACAAAGGGAAAACTATTAGCGAAGATCAAATTAATAAAATTCGCATTTCCAGAGTCGGAAAAGGATTAGGAGAAAGAAATTCTATGGCAAATTTAGAAAACAGGAAAAAAGTTGCACAATCCAAAATAGGAAGAAAAAAATACATAAATATAGAAACGAAGTCCGGAAAATATTGTTATCCGGGAACAGAACCCGATGGATATATTCTAGCATCTTTAGTTAAAAAATAATAAATGGCTACTTCAGTATTCTTTAATAATTATAAATCCAAACCAGAACAAAATCTGGTCGAAGATTTAATCCACGAAGCTGTAAAAATTATGGGATTCGACGCACATTACATCCCTAATTCCAATGACGAAGCCAGAGATTTATTATATTCCGATGATCCATTAAAGAAATTTGAAGCGGCTTATCCAGTAGAAGTTTACCTATCAAATTCTGTCGATCCGGGAATGTCTGGGGAATTTTTCTCTAAATTTGGATTGGAGATTAAAAACTCTATAAGAATTCAGCTTCCAAGAAGAGCATTTGCAAAAAGAGTTCCGCAAGATAAATTTCAAAGACCGAGAGAAGGAGATTTGGTTTATATTCCATTTTTATCCGGTAGAGGCGAATTATATGAAATCAAATTCGTCAATGATAGCACAGACTTTTTTACATTGGGAAGAAAAGAACCTTATTATTGGGAATTGGAATTAGAACTATTTAAATATTCCCATGAACAAATTGAAACTGGTGTCGAAGAAATTGATATGGTTGTCGATTTAGATGCATATTCAATCGATTATAAGTTATCAACCGGATCTGGTAATTATGAACAAAATGAAATTGTTTATCAAGGAAATAACGCATTACAAGCAACCGCACAAGGGGTTGTAAAAGATTGGAATTTACCAAATACAACCTTATCTTTGGTAAATATTTCTGGGGAATTCTCAAATACGGAAATTATTATTGGATCAGAAAGTACTGCTAGATGGAACGTTTCAACATATAATCCAATGAATTATTCTCAATTCGAAAATGCTTGGGACAATAAAGTTGTAGAAGACGAATTCGATAATATTCTCGATAATTCAGAATCGAATCCATTTGGAATATTATAATGGCAACATTATCACACTATCACAAATCAATAAGAAAGATAACCGTTGCTTTTGCATCATTATTTAATAATATTGTTTTAATTAGAACCAATCCAGATGGAACAGAAAATCAAAGAATAATCGTTCCCATAGAATTTGGAGATGGTGAAAAATATGTTAAAAGACTTCGTGGAGATCCAGAACTTTTAAAAAAGATCCAAATTTCATTGCCAAGAATGGCATATGAAATGACAGGATTCAACTATGATGCCCAAAGAAAATTAAATACAAATAATAAAAATTTTGCCTCCAATCCATCTGGTGGAGCATCTGCATTATCGATGTATAATCCTGTTCCTTATGACTTTGGATTTTCATTGACAATTTATACCAGAACTATAGAAGATGGAAATCAAATAATCGAACAAATTATTCCATACTTCACTCCAGATTATTCTTTAAAATTAAATCTCATTCCGGAAATGGGAATATCTAAAACAGTTCCTGTCATTTTGAATTCTGTCGAACCAATTATAGAGGCAGATGGAGAATTCAATTCCGAAGTAAGAACAGTAATGTGGGTTCTAAGATTTACAGTCAAAGGATTTATTTTTGGAGCTATCAAAGATGCCAAACTTATCTCTAATACTATAACAAATATTTCAACATCTACCGGAGTTTCTTCATCCTTTGATGGAGAAGGAGTTTGTTGTACCGGAGAAATATCAAAATCCTTCACAGTTCTTCCAAATGGATATGGAGACTATTCTAATAAGGAAATAGTATATCAAGGACAATCGTTGGATTATGCCTATGCTACGGGAAAAGTGCAACTCTGGGATGCCAATTCCAATACTATAATAATATCAGATATTTGTGGAGATTTTAAACTTAATCAACCTATTATCGGAAGCGAAACTTTATCTATACATGTTCCAAGTTCTCCTACATCCAATTCTGTTATTGCTATGAGAATATCTACCACTCCGGACCCAAAAACCGCCAATGCTAACTCTTATTGGACAGCAAATACCATTGTAACAGAAAACATTTATACATAATTATGTCAAAATTTGAAAAAAATATGGAAGAGTTTTTTGATGTGACTCCAAGAGAATCGGAAAACTTGCCCGAAAAAACAAAAGAATATGATTCAATTCCACACGAAACTCTAGAACTTGATCTGAAAAAAGATTATGAAGTTGCTAGAGAGAATATCCACGAATTAATAGAAAAAAGTAAAGATGCTATAGATGATATATTAGCTATAGCAAGAGAATCTGAAAAAGGAAGAGATTTTGAAGTTGCTGCAGGATTATTGAAAAATACCATCGAAGCTAATGAAAGAATGATGGACCTTCATAAAAAAGTTAGAGAAATTTCTAACTATAAAAATAAAGGATCTTCTGATGGACAAACTACAATAAAAAATGCACTGTTTGTTGGTTCCACATCAGATCTTTCAAAATTAGTAAAACAAATGAATGAAGAAAATATAAAAGATGTAAATTGATATGGCAGATTTAAATGAAAGCTATCGCGCCAATCCTCTCTTAAAACGCTGTAATGTAGAACTCAACTACACACAAGAACAATTAGAAGAATATCTAAAATGTTCTCAAGATCCAATATATTTTATTGAAAACTACATGAAAATCATTCATGTTGACCGAGGAGTTATCCCGTTCAAACTATATGATTTTCAGAAAGAAATGGTAAAAAACATTCACGGCAATCGTCGTGTTGTTGGTAGAATTGGTAGGCAGTCCGGAAAAAGTCAAACTACCATAGGCTATGTTTTATGGTCATCAGTATTTAAAGATACACAAAACATTGTTATTCTTGCTAACAAAGGATCGTTGGCTAGAGATCTTTTGGATAGATACCAAAGATCTTACGAGAATTTACCAATGTGGTTGCAACAAGGTGTAGTAGTATGGAATAAAGGTAACATAGAATTAGAAAATGGATCAAAAGTAACAGCAGCAGCAACATCCTCATCAGCAGTGCGAGGCGGAAGTTATACCCACGTAATACTTGACGAATTTGCCCACGTTCATAATAATTTAGCCGAAGAATTCTTTACCTCAGTATATCCAGTTATTTCATCTGGAGAAAAAACAAAAATTACCATTATTAGTACTCCAAATGGTATGAACTTGTTTTATAAAATATTCACAGATGCAAAAGCTGGGAAAAATGACTATTCTTGTATCGACGTTCATTGGACGGAAGTTCCGGGAAGAGATGAGAAATGGAAAGAAGAATTTATAAGAAATACTTCACCTAGACAATTTGCCCAAGAAATCGAATGTTCTTTCCTCGGTTCAACTAACACATTGATTTCGGGCGAAAAATTGGCTTGTTTACCATATAAAGAACCTGTTGGAGAATATTCCAATATGACAATATATGAACAACCAATTAAAGAAGTTAAAGATGATTATTCGGAAAAAGTAATTTCTACAGAGCATTTATACGCAATAACTGTAGATGTATCAGAAGGAAAGAATTTAGATTATTCCGCATTTTCGGTATTTGATGTTTCTTCAATACCATATAAGCAAGTTGCTGTATATAGAAATAATAATATATCACCAATGATATTACCAGCAATAATTAAGGCATGTGCTCAATACTATAATTATGCCCATGTATTAGTGGAAATTAATAATAATCCACAAGTTGCAGATGTTTTACAAGAAGATCTTGGATATGAAAATGTTTTTAGAGTATCATCTGGAAATAAAAAAGCCCAAACAATTTCATTGAGATCTGGTAAAACATATTCCGGAGTTAAAATGAGTCCATTAGTAAAAAGAATGGGATGTTCCTCATTAAAAACTCTAGTGGAAAATGACAAACTAATTATTAATGATTTTGAATCGATATCAGAATTAACTACCTTTGTAGCTGATGGACCAACATTTAGAGCAGAAGAAGGTTGTAATGATGACTTAGCCATGACATTAGTTATATTTGCTTGGTTAGCAACACAAAAACTATTCAAAGAAATAGTATCAAATGATATTAAAAGACAATTACAAATGGAATATTTTGAAGAATTTGATGATGAAGAAATGTTACCTGTAATTGGTCCAACTAATGGTACTCAATTAGATTTCTATCAAGAAGAAGGTACTCTATGGATTAATGCATCTCCAGGAAATAGAAGTGATGATATCTATAAAGAACTTTTTGATAATTTCTTTAGAGGATAATTTAATTTTGTATTAAAGTTCATCGAGGGAGAATTTTGGGTGCAACTTACCCTACACGGGCAAGTTGCAAAATTAAAATGTCATCGCATGGAGCCATTTCGGTTTGCATTTCAAGTAGAAGAACCTTATTACAGGTTACAAGGGGGGTTAGCTGTCTCCTTTTACCTTCTCGTCTTAACTAGCTGTAAGAAATTGGTAGCACTTGAAACTACATCCAATTCTTTAATGGTTATCGTCGTATAGAGCCATTATCCGCCGTGGGCTTTGAACTATGGTTTTGACCAACAGCGCAAGAACGATTTAATTCATCGCTTGTTGTTGTGCTATCTATAGCAATCGTCTGTAAAATTATTTATTTATATGACCTAGAATCCAATGTATTGGTTCCTGTGAAAAAGTCCATTTTACTAAATAATTTATAATAAAACACTTTTTTATTAAGGGAGATTATATATGAGCATAATTAATCAATTAAGCCCTGGAATTGCAGTCAATGAAATTGACTTAACCACTATCGTACCTAGTGTAGCAACTTCTGTTGGAGCTTATGTAGGACAATTTAACTGGGGTCCATGTGATGCCCCAACTTTAATAGCAGACGAAAATCAATTAATTGAAGTATTCGGTAAACCGTTATCAACAACCGAAAATTCTTTTGCTGCTATTTCATTCTTTTCATGTGCAAACTTCTTATCATATACAAATGCTTTATATGCTATAAGAACTGTAGATGCAAATACTGCTAATAACTCTACTGCTAATGTTGGCAGACCTATTCTTTGCAAAAATCAAGAACAATTTGAATCTACTTATTTCTATGCAAATAATAGTAATTCATTTGGTCCATTTGCTGCAAGATATCCTGGTTCTATAGGAAATTCTTTAACTGTTTCCGTTTGTGCTAAAAATTCCGATTTTACAAGTTGGGATTATAGTCGTTATTTCGATAACGCTCCAGGAACTTCTCAATATGTAATTGAAAAAACCGGAAATTATGTTGCCAACGATGAAATGCACATCGTAGTCATCGATTCTGGTGGATCATTTACAGGAAAAGCAAATACTATCGTAGAGAGATTCCCTTTCTTATCAAAAGGATTCGATACCGTTGATATTAATGGAAGAAGTTCTTATTATAAGGAATATCTAAAGCAGAATTCTCAATACATCTATGCAATGGACCCAGTAGATTTTTCTAATACTTCTACAACATGGGGTAAACAAACTAGCGAAATCTCTATGGGATCTGGATATTATTCTCCAGCCAACTATACTGTCACTTTGACAGGTGGTGCGAATGGAAATCAACCATCTGATGGAGCATTGGAACTTAATTGGGATAAATTCAAAGACAAAGATACTTATGAAATTTCTTTGGCTTTCGTCGGTTCTTCCAATACCGCTGTTGCACAACATGTTCTAGATAATATTATTCTTGGTTCCGAATCAGAAAGTCCTACTACTAATAGAAGAGACGCAATGCTATTCGTCTCGCCAAGATTCCTTGACGTAGTTAACAAGCCAAATCAAGAAGTAGATAGAATTGTTACTGATACAGACAGCTTTTTAAATACATTATCCAGATCTTCCTCTTATATGGTTGCAGACTCTGGTTGGAAATATCAATATGATCGTTATAACAATGTATATCGTTGGATTCCTTTGAATGCCGATATTGCTGGCTTATGTGCATATACAGATTCTGTTGCAGATCCTTGGTATTCTCCAGGCGGATTTAATCGTGGTAAGATCAAAAATGTCGTTAAATTGGCATGGAATCCAACCCTTTCCGAAAGAGATACACTATACAAGAACGGTGTTAATCCAGTTATTTTCATGAGAGGCGAAGGAGTAGTTCTTCTTGGTGATAAAACCATGCAAGCTAAACCTTCTGCATTCGACAGAATCAATGTTCGTAGACTGTTCATCACTTTAGAAAAAGCTATTTCCAGATCTGCTAGATATAGCCTATTTGAATTTAATGATGCATTCACTAGAGCACAATTCGTCGCAATGATTGAACCATATCTAAGAACTATTAAAGGTCGTCGTGGAATTATCGACTTCAAGGTAATCTGTGATGAAACTAATAATACTCCAGATATTATTGATAGAAATGCCTTTGTTGGTGATATCTACATCAAACCAGCACGTTCAATTAATTTTATTCAATTAAATTTTGTTGCCGTGCGCTCGGGAGTAGAGTTCAGTACCGTCATAGGTCAATTCTAATAGGTATTAGATACCAAAAAGGGAGCTTCGGCTCCCTTTTTTTCTGTTTGAGAAAGTAAAACTTACATTTTTTATAAATACTAAATAAATAATATACTTATCTTTAAAGGAGATGAACAATGGCGTTTAATATTAATAATTTCATTTCAGAAATGCAAAGAGATGGTTTAAGACCAAATCTTTTTGAAATTTTCTTTGATCAAGTTGGAACTGGTCTAAAAATGCCAATCAGAGCTAAAGCTTCTGCCATTCCAGCATCTAGTATCGGTGTTGCTCCAGCGTTTTATTTTGGTCGCCAAGCAAAATTTGCTGGTAATAGAGTATTTGGAGATTGGACAGTTAGCGTTCTATTAGATGAAGACGATTTAACCTATGATGGCCCAAGAGCTTTCTTAGAAAGATGGTCAGACCAACTAAATAGACATGTGCAGAATCTAAGAACTACGAACTATGTTTCTCCAGCAGTATATCAAATGGATGGGAAAGTTATCCAATACGGAAAAGATGGTTCCATCAAAGCACAATATCAAATGATTAAATGTTTTCCTATTGATATTGGTGCTATTCCTTTGGATTGGGGCGCAAATGACCAGATTGCCGAATTCTCAGTAACATTTGCTCTAAACTGGTGGCAGCACGTAGAAACTACCGATTCTATCTAATATTTGTATTTTTTGTTATGTAATTAGAGGTAAAAATGGCTGATAAAAACAGTTTTTCTTTGTTTGGATTTAAGATTCGAAGAAAGTCTGATGAAGAAGTGGAGAATAAAACCTTTGTCCAACCACCGGACGATGATGGTTCTCTTACGATATCTTCATCGGCTTTCTTTGGTTCTGCGTCTGTAGATGTTGAAGGCGTTGCAAAAAACGAGATAGAGCTTATTACTCGTTATAGAGAAATGAGTATGCAACCCGAAATCGAAGCTGCTATTGAAGATATTGTTAACGAAGCAATCGTTAATGATGATGATGGTAAAAGCATCAAGTTGGTAATGGACGATTTAAAACAATCGGATAAAATTAAAAAAGCCATTTATGATGAATTCGATAACGTCCAGAGACTATTAAATTATAATAATATGTGTTCTGATATATTCAGAAGATATTATGTTGATGGACGTTTATTTTATCAAATTATTATCGATGTCGAAAATCCTCAAAAGGGAATTCTTGAGTTAAGATATATCGATCCAAGAAGAATCAAAAAAGTTAGACAAATCAAAAAGGTAAAAGATCCCCAAACTGGTGTGGATTTGATCGATAAAGTTGATGAATATTATGTTTATAATGATAAAGTAACCCAAAGTTTAACTACTCTTGGTGTAAAAATCGCCACAGATTCAATTATTTACGTAACTTCTGGACTAATGGACCCCAGAAGATCAATGGTTCTTAGCTATCTTCATAAAGCTATTAAACCATTAAATCAATTAAGAATGATTGAAGATGCTTCAGTCATTTACAAGATTTCAAGAGCGCCACAAAGAAGAGTATTCTATATTGATGTCGGCAATCTACCAAAAATAAAAGCCGAACAATATGTTCGTGATATCATGACCAAATATAAAAATAAATTGGTTTATGATGCAAATACAGGCGAAGTTAGAGATGATAGAAAACATCTATCAATGTTGGAAGATTTTTGGCTCCCTCGTCGTTCTGACGGAGGAAAAGGCACGGAAATAACAACATTGCAGTCAACCGATAATTTCAATGACATGGCAATGGTTGAATATTTTCAACAGAAATTATATAAATCATTAAACGTTCCTTTGACTAGATTAGATCCATCTCAAGCTGTTTCTATTGGTAGATCAATGGAAATTACCAGAGATGAGTTAAAATTCTCGAAATTCGTTGATAAACTTAGAAAGAAGTTCTCTGATATTTTTTATCAAGCTCTAAGAGTACAGTTAGTATTAAAAGGAGTTTGTACAGAAGAAGAATGGAAACAGTTTAAAGAAGATATTTTCTTTGATTTTACTATCGATAATAACTTTGTAGAGTTAAAAGAATCGGAATTAATGACCGAAAGGTTGAATATTCTAGCAACAGTAGATCCTTTTGTTGGTAAATATTATTCTAAGAAATGGATTAGAGAGAATATTCTTCGTCTAAATGAAGAAGAAATTAAACTGATGGATGAAGAAATTCTTGAAGAAAGAGAAACAGATTTTGCACAACAATCTCAAGATCAAGAAAAACAAATAACTCTTCAAGCACAAGCGGCTGAATTAACTAATAAGTTAATGCCTCAACCAGATCAACAAATTGATGCTGGAGCAGAACAAGAACAGCCGCAACAACAGCAACCAGCAGCTAGAAACAATAATCCATATAATATACAACAGTAATAAATAACTAATATAAAAATATTAAGAGGACTCTTAGATGGACGAAAATATTACAGACGCAATCGAATTTGCATCAACAGATAACATTGCAGATATGCAAACTTCTATCGTGTCAGCATTACAATCAAAAATTGCAGATGCTTTAGAAGCAAAAAGAATCGAAGTTGCACAATCTTTCATGCAAAAGGAAAATGAATCCGAAGAACCAGTTGACGATTTCGAAGATGAAGATTTAAACGAATATGAAATAGTAAAAGTTTATAATCCAAAAACTGGAAGACATGAATACGTTGACGATGAGGGTAATGTTGAGCATGGTTCAAATGGAGCAGCATGGCAAAAAAGCTGGTACAGCAGAAAAAGACCAAGTAGCCATTCTTCGAATGCTCCCTCAAATACTACTCAAAAAATCTATCACAATGTTCCATTTAAACAAAAAGACCAAGCCAAAGCCGAAGGTATGCGTTTTGATGGCGAAAAGAAAAAATGGTATCATACTAGCGATCAAAATTCTAAAAAATCAGCATTTCCTAAATTACAAGAATCTCATCTAGAAGAAAAACTTTCTGTTTCCGATGGTGTTTCTGCTTGGATTAAAGATTTTGTTCATTCCGATGATTCTAGATTCGAAGGAAAATCCAAAGAAGAAAGAAGACAAATGGCTCTTGGTGCATTCTATGATGCAAAGAAACAACAAAATGAAGAAGTGGAGCAAATTGATGAATTATCAAGATCTGGCATCATTTCTAGATATATTAATAAAACCAATCCGGACTATAGTTCTCCAAAAGAAATCGAAAAACGCAAAGAAGGTCGTAGTTTAGCCCTCAAAAAGAAATGGGGAGATAAAAAATTCGGTTTTCCAGAGCCAAAAGTAAAAGCTAAAGACTAAAAAAGTAAATGAAAAATAAAACTTTAAGAGAACCTCCTGTTAATCTCGTTCTAAGAAGAACGGCTATACAAACCTTTCCGGGAGGTCAAAAGGTCGCACTTTATTTCTGCGATCAACTTAAAAAGTATTTTTCTTTGAATTATGGAAAGTCCGGAATCGAAATAATGGAATCGGACTTTTCTGTAATCGAAAAACTGAAAACAATAGAAGATATAGAACCATTATATTTCCATGATGGTTCTTCTCTTAATATAGATAAAGAATGTTCTGAACATATCCTAGAAACATATAATCTTCTTTCTGAAGGAAAATCGGAATTTGAAGAGTATATTATGCAATCAGAAACTAATTTCTTGAAGATTTTAAAATATTCAGTAGACAAATTTAAAAAGGAAACATAAATGAGCGTTTCAAGAGTAAGATATATAAAGAATTTTTTCCCGATAGTATCGTATACCTATACTAATAATTTAATTACTGTATTTGCTAATAATCATAATTTATTCACCGGAGTAGATGTAACTCTAACTTCTGGTGTTAGTTATGATGCATATACAGCAAAAGCAAATGTTACTTCTGCAAATACTTTTACAGTTCAATGTAATAAGCATATGCAAAACATCGATAGCTATTGCATTAATGGGTTTTTATCAAACCAAACCGGAGAAAAACCAGCACATACTCTGCCAAGAGCTACAGGAACAGATACTATTGTACAATCATATGTAAATGGTACTGGCGGTGCGGCATATAAAATTGATGTATCTTTAGATGGAGTAAATTGGATTTATGCCAACACAATATCACACGGTTCAAACTCAGGTAATACTACCTATATTACATTAAAACCGGGTTGGGCTTATATGAGAGCCAATGTTACTAGTGTTGGAGCAAATACTAATCTGGTTATTATGACCGGAGAGTAAGATGCCTTTGGTAACTTCAGCCGATTGTTATAAAAAATACGGAAACCCATTCAAAGAGAAAAATATGACTCTTTGGGTGGTTCCAAATTATTTACATATTGGTCCAGTTCCAAGAAAGATTTATTGTAATGAAGATATGATCATTCCATTAACCAATGCTTTTGAAAATATTTTAAAAGCGGGAATATCAGATCAGTTAAAAACTTGGGATGGATGCTTTAATATTAGAGCAAAAAGAGGAGCAAAATCGGCTTCTCTACATTCTTGGGGAATTGCTATTGATATTAATGCTGCATGGAATAGGTTTGGAAAGAATCCAACTATGTCTCCAGAATTAGTAAAATGTTTTACCGATGCTGGGTTCATATGGGGCGGAAATTTTACTAAAATTAAAGATGGTATGCATTTTGAACTTGGAAAAATATAATGGCAATTCCAAGAAAAAATAAAATATATGAAAGACAAAGAAACGATCTTGGTAGGTATATTTAAAGGAATACATATGTCAGACAAAATACAAGAATTAATTGAATCTTTAAACGAAAATAATATAGAAAAATGTAATTCTATACTAGATGAAATGATCAAAGAAAAAATTTCTTTGAGGTTACAAGAGAAAAAGATTGAAATTGCTTCTTCTATTTTGGAAGGTGATATTAAAGTTTTTAATAAAAAACAAAAGAAAAGAATAGCTAGGCATTTAGGTTCCATTGCTAGAAAAGAAGGCGATCCTGTAAGAAGTATTACTGCCGTTGGTAGAAAAATGTTATCAACAATGCATCCAGAAAAAGTTAAAAAGATATTAGCTACAGAAGGTGTTAGACCAGCTACTATAAAATTTTCAGATGCTCATAGACATTTAACTGGTATTGGATATGATTTAATTAGACAAAGCGGATCTAGTCATAAAGTATATAAAAGAAAAGGAAGTAAAGATATAGTTCTTGCTCCACATGGAAAAGATGTTTCCGCACCTTCTACACGAGACGTTTATAATGCATTAAAAGCTCATACTAATTTAAAAGAACAAAATGAGCCATATAAACAAAGCCCAGTTGTTAGGGCAAGTTTATTACATATTCGAAGAGAAAAAGTAAAAGAACACGATCCAAAACAATATAAAAAAGAACTGAAAAAATTAGATTCGGTTTAAAATCAATTCAAATCAAAGAGGAATATCAATGAAATTACTAAGAGAAGATATAGAAGATTTTGAAGTTTTGACAGAATCTACTGCTTCTGGAGCAAAAAACTATTACATCCAAGGTCCATTTATGGAATGGGGTGTAGCTAATAGAAACAACAGAATTTACATGGAAAATGTTATGCTTCCAGCAGTTGAAAAATATATGGAAGATTACGTCGAACGTAATAGATCCGTTGGAACATTAGGACACGAAGATAGCCCAAGAATTTCTGAAGGAAAAATCTCTCATATTATAACAGAGATGAAATTAATCAGAAAAGGTCCAGATAAAGGAGATGTTTGGGGCAAAGCAAAAGTTTTAGAAACTGCTGCTGGAAAAGAACTAAAAGCACTAATCGATGGAGGAGTTTCTTTTGGTTGTTCTTCTAGAGCATTGGGTTCTATTAAAGAAGGAGAAAATGGTATTAGAGTCGTTCAAAGTGACTTTACTATCTCTTGTGTAGATGCAGTTCTACAACCATCAGGAATGTCCTGTTGGGTTGACGGCATTATGGAAGATGCTGAGTGGATGTTTGTTGATGGCAGAGGATGGGTACAACAGTACAGAGAAGAAGCGAAGCAAACATTGAAAAAAGTAAAATCTAAAGATATTGAAGCAGTAGCTTTAAAGATTTTTGAAAACTATATGAATAGATTGTAAAAAATTTCATTCTTATAAATACGTTATATAATAATATTTAAGCATATTTAAGGAGATTATAAATGTCTAAATTAAATTTATCCGAAGCTGCTGCTAAGATTCTAGAAGGAGATGCTGCTTCTAATCTTGCTTCAAGCAAAGCAAAGGCTCCATCTGCCTCTTTTGGAGATGGGTATAAGCCAAGTGTATCTGCTCCACAGCAGTCCACAAAAGATATTGGTAGCAATGGTTATTCAACAGATGACAAAGCTCTAGATCCTACCAATGGTGTTCCTACAGCAACTGCTCCAGGAAAAACTCCTCCAGTTGGTTCCGAACCAATGAAGAAACTTGCAACTCAACCTGGTGAAAAAGCTGGTCGTTCCGATTTAGCTAAATCTCCAGAAGTTGAACCAGAAACTTCTAAGGCAGCGGAAAAAGGAGAACGTACTAAGGCTACTCTAGCTTCTGTTAAGAACCAAGGAAATCCTAAAGCCGTTACATCTTGCAATACTTGCGAAGATGAAGACGAGGAAGAGTACGAAGAAGACGAAGAATTAGAAGAAGCAACCGTTGAAGAAGTTATGGAAGATTTAGAAAACATGGATGATGAAACATTCATGGAAAAATATGGTTGCAACAAGGAATTTGCAGTAGAAGCAATGTGCGACGGCGAAGATTCTGAAGAAGACGAAGACGAAGACGAAGATAAAGAAGAAATGAAAGCCAAGAAAAAAGCAGAAATGAAAAAGAAAGTTGCTGAAGATGTAGATGCGATGCTTTCTGGCGAAAATCTTTCTGAAGAATTCAAGGAAAAAGCCTCTATGATCTTCGAAGCGGCTGTTGAAGCTCGTGTTGAAGAAATTGCTTCTGAACTAGAAGAAAAGTATATTGCTGAGTTTGAAGAAACTCTCCAAACTGTTAAGGAAGATTTTGCTTCTAAACTAGATTCTTATCTAGATTATGTAGTAGAAAATTGGATGGCTGAAAATGAATTAGCCATCGAAAAAGGACTTCGTTCTGAGATCGTAGAAGATTTCATCGGAGCTTTAAAGAATGTGTTCGTAGAACATTATATCGATATCCCAGAAGACAAAGTTGACATTGTTGAACAACTAGCTGATCGTGTAGAAGAGCTAGAAGGTCAAGTAAATGAACAACATCTAAAGAATATTGAACTAAAAAAGTCTCTATCTGAACACAAAAAAGAAGAAGCAGTACATCTAGCATGTGAAGGTTTAACTCTTTCTCAAGCTGAGAAGGTTAGAGCACTAGCTAAGAATGTCGAATTTGTTTCAGAGGAAGATTTTTCCGAGAAACTAGTTGCTATTAAAGAAAGTTATTTTCCAACTGAAATTAAGGCAGCTTCTGCAGATTCTTTAAACGACATGATTGAACTCGATGAAGATAATACGACTAAAGTGGTCGATCCCTTAATCGAATCTTATGTTAACAAGATTACTAGACTCGCTAAATTTTAATTTTTTATAAATATTAAATAATATTTAATTAAGGAGATACCTAAAATGTACTTAAACGAAGAAGAAGTTGTAAACAAGTGGAGTCCTATTCTGGAACATCCAGAACTAGACCCAATTAAAGATCCCTACAAGAAGGCAGTCACAGCTATGGTTCTTGAGAACCAACAAAAAGCTATGGATGCTGAACGTCAGGCCATTAACGAAACTGCTCCAACTAACGTTGCTGGTGGAATTCAAAACTTCGATCCTATTCTAATCAGTCTAGTTCGTCGTTCGCTTCCTAACCTAATTGCGTATGATGTTGCTGGCGTACAACCAATGACTGGTCCTACTGGACTAATCTTTGCTCTACGTTCACGTTATACTTCACAAAACAATAATGAAGCGTTCTTCAACGAAGCTAATACCATTTTCTCTGGTATTATTGGTCGTGGTTACGATTCCGACACTTCTACCAATCCAGTTGCTAATATCGCTAATACCGATATCTTTACTTCTGGTAAGGGAATGTCTACTGCTACTGGTGAAGGTATTGAACCTGCAAACATGGCAGTTACAATCGACAAGGTTACTGTAACAGCAAACACTCGTGCGCTAAAGGCTGAATATTCAATCGAATTAGCACAAGACCTAAAAGCAATTCATGGTCTAGATGCTGAAACCGAACTAAGCAATATTCTTTCTACAGAAATTCTTGCTGAAATCAACCGCGAAGTTATCCGTACCATCTACCAAGTTGCAAAGCCTGGTGCTCAATGGGGTACTGTAACTCCTGGTGTATTCGATCTAGACACCGACTCTAATGGTCGTTGGTCTGTTGAACGTTTCAAGGGTCTAATCTATCACATCGAACGTGAAGCTAATGCAATTGCGAAAGAAACACGTAGAGGGAAAGGTAATATCCTTATCGTTTCTTCTGACGTAGCTTCTGCTCTAGCAATGGCTGGTGTTCTACAATACACCCCAGCACTATCTGCTGATCTACAAGTTGACGATACTGGTAATACCTATGCTGGTATGCTACATGGTCGTATTAAGGTCTATATCGACCCATACTTCGGTGGCATGTCTGCTGGTACTGAATTAGTTACCGTTGGTTATAAGGGTACTTCCCCTTATGATGCTGGTCTATTCTATTGCCCATATGTTCCTCTACAAATGGTTCGTGCTGTTGATCCAGATACTTTCCAACCAAAAATCGGCTTCAAAACCCGTTATGGAATGGTTGCAAACCCATTTGCCGAAGGTCTAGATGTTGGTCAAGGTAGACTAACTGCTCGTAAGAACGTTTATTACAGAATTTTTGCAGTACGCAACATCATGTAATACCGTTTAAAACGGAAAACAAAAAGGGAGCTTCGGCTCCCTTTTTTATTAATCTAATTTTTTTACAAACCCATCCTTTATATTGTTTATAAATACTACTTTATTTACCTATAAAAATAATATGTCAGCATTAACCAGAAATCCATCGAATTCGAATTATTTACAATCTACAAAGTTTCAGATTATTTTTCCGAGAATTAGTAGTGTAACTT